TTTGAATCATTAAAAGATAAAGAACATCAAGTCATGGCAATTATTAACCCAGAACTTGCAGGAACTTTATTTATTCGAATTGATGAAAACTTATACAGCATAGATGCTGAAGCTATAAAAGGTTATGAAGGTAGCAAAGATAGTAGTGCTTCAACTTCATCATCTATCATGCAATTTAGAGCTTTAGATCCAGAGTGGCGTGATGAAAATATTAGAAACAAATCAATACCGCTCTCAACAAATGATAATAAACTTAAATTCCCATTATCAATTACTCCTGATTTTGCTTTTGCAACAATTTCACCAGGGCAAATTGTAAAAATTTTGAATAAAGGAGACTTTGTCGTTGGATTTGAATTAAATATTCAATGCAATGCTGAAGTCACTAATCCTCGAATTTACAATGTAGTCACACAAGAATTCTTTGGCTGGACAGGTACTTTTGATGCTGGAACAGTAATCTATTTGTCCACAATTCATGGAAAAAAGAAAACCTGGTATCAAGATGATACTGATCCAGAAGTGACTAATGCAATGGGAACTCGTATGGCTGGTTCATCATTCTTTGGATTAGATAATATTGAAGCTAACAACCTTGTAGTACAAGCAGATAAAGGTGAAGAGAATATTCTTGCGACTATCTCTTTCACACCATTGATAATTGGAGTTTAATTATGGATATTGAAGTATTTAAACGTGTAGGAACAAGCGGATTTACATTTGAATCAGCAGGTATCATAGATACTTTTGATTCTTTAACTGTGAACTGGAGATATTACACATATTCTCAGTTTTCTTTGAAAATATTGCTTGAAGATGTTCAGAAAATTATTTCTTCTGATGATGAAGAATCATTAGAAAAAAGAAATATCCTTACTTCACTTTATACTGCAGATAATATTTTAAACATTAATAATGTTTATTTCTATATTGATCGTGTAACTTGTGATGACTCCACAAAAGGGAGTTTAGTTGTTTCTGGTAAGTCTTTAAGAGCGAAAGCCTTAAAACGCATTGTATATCGCATATATCATCAGACGAAGAAACCGGAACAAATTATTTATGACCATCTCAACAATGAGGTTGTAAATCCAAGCCAAGCAAATCGCAAAATACAATATCTTTCAATTGCAGCACCAGCTGCACTTTCAACAACAAATGTTGACTATCAAAACTCTTATGGAGTAGTTTCTGATGAAGTAGATAATCTTTGTTCTACTTATGACCTAGGTATTAGAGAAGTAGGTACAAACTTACAAACACCTCATAATAAGCTTGAAATTGTAAAGGGCCGTGATTTATCGGATATCGTTGAATTTAATGTTGATTTTGACAACTTACTTTCAGAAAGCTATGAGTCCTCTAATTTTGATGAAGCCACAATGGCTTGGGTGTTTGGTGAAGGAGAAGGAACAGCACGTATCAATGTTAAATTGAATGATGCTCTTTCAGGTTTAGAACGAGAAGAAATTTATGTTGATGCAAGAGATATCCAAAAGCAAACACAAGACGGTAATGGTAAAGATATTACTTTAACAGATGCTCAGTATAAAGCAGCATTAACAAGTCGAGGCATTTCTAAGCTGGCAGAACAAGAAGCTGTTTTGACATTAAATGGCGACATAGATTTAGAAACGGAGCTATTTGTATATGGCAAAGATTATCAATTGGGTGATCGTGTGCGCTTTACAAGTAAACTTTTCAACGTAACAAAAACATCTGTCTTGGCGGGAATTGACGAAACATGGGACGAGACAGGGCATCATATGTCTCCATTGTGGGATAAAGAAAGCCCAACTGTCTTTGATATTATAAGAAGGAGATTAAACAAATGACACAATATAGTTTTCCGTGGAATGACGTCAACGGAGACCGACTTTATGATGCAGAAGATTTCATGAGATTTTTTGCAGTATTTCTTAAAACAGGCGTTGTAATGTCGTTTAAAGAAGGATTGCGTGTTCGATCTGCACAGAACGGTATGAATATTCAAGTTGGGGGAGGTTCTGCTGTTATTGGAGGAGGCTCGTACTTAAACGATGAAAATATTGCAATTCAAGTTAATGTTGCTTCATCAGTGCAAAATCGTACAGATTCAGTTGTTTTACGTATGGATAAGAATGCTCGAGATACATATCTTTACTATAAACCAAGTGACACAACGGTTGTTCGCAATGATATCTTGTTTGAACTTCAACTTGCAACCATATCTGTGAAGATGAATGCAACACAAATTACCGATGCGGATATTACAGATATGCGGAGTAATCCAACAGTCTGTGGCTGGTCTACACCGTTTGATAATATCAATGTGGATGGAATTGTAGATCAATACAAAGGGATATTTGCACAAGCTGATGTAGAGTTTCAAGCGTGGTTTCAAAATTTGAAAAATCAATTGGATGATAACCAAGCGGCAAATATCCAAAACCAGATTGATGCAATAAATGGCGTTATTGTTCAGAAAGATATCCCAGATGGAGCAAATCTTGATGATTATAAAACAGAAGGTGAATTTTCAAAGAAAACACCAACTGTAGTTGAGGGAGCACCAGAAGGAGTCACTGGTGCTTTTCGTTTATCTGTTCGAACAATGCTTGGTTCAAGTGGGGTTTTTCAGACTCTTTATGACTATGCTACACGTTCGATGTATTATCGGATTGGGAATACTACTCTTGGTTTTAATCTTCCCTGGCAAAAGGTAGTTACAGATGTAGAGGATGTTCCATGGACAGACTTAACACCAGGCACAGGGGTTTTAGTTCCTTCTGATGCAACGTTAAAATACCGGATAAAGTCAGGATATATCACTATTGTTGCTTCAAATGTTCAGACAACAATTGATAGTAATGGTCAAAAACTTCTTACAGCACTTCCGCTATCATTATTTAGCAAATTCACATTTGTTGGAACAATTTTTACAGGAAATGCAACAAATGTTTGGCGAGTAGGAATTAGTGGTTATAACTTATATGTTGCAGGAACAGCAGGTGTACGTTCTAACTATGTCAGTTTTTCTGTAACACTACCAATAAACTAAAAAAAGGGAGATATAAATTGGAAGAAATGTTTAGACATACTTGGATATTATTCATGGATGTCTTAGAAAATTGGCCGGCATTGGTTACTGTGTCATTGATTTTGAGTTGGCTATATCGCAGGTTCACGAAACAGCAGCAATGCCAACTTAATGATATTCAAATGCATATCAAGCGTATTGAACTGCTACAAGCTATCAATCATGATTATGGTCTCCAAGTTGTAGGTGGAATATTCGATGAATACGAAGCCTTGGGAGGCAATCATTATGCACATGATCAATTTGAACTGTATAAAAAAAAGAAAATGGAGGAAAAATAATGTTTACAAAAACATTTTTGAAAGACATTTTAGAACGTGCAGTAAAGACATTTGCACAGTCAATGGTTGCAGTAATGACTGCAGGAGCTACAGGTATACTCGATGTAGATTGGATAAATGCCTTAAGTGTATCATTGCTAGCAACCATTGTTTCAGTGCTTACATCAATTGGAAGTGGAACAGTGGGCGATCAGTCAGCAAGTGTTATTAATCTTAACAAGGAGAATAAATGATAATTCTAGGACTCTGGGTGCTGTTCATGTTCTTATTCGTAGGTGTTGTTATCATTACTGAAAAAATAAAGGAGAAAAAGAAATGAGTAAAATTTATGATCTAGCGGTTGCAAAACTTGGGCAAGTTGTAGACTTTGATGGGATGTACGGCGGACAATGTGCAGACCTTTCTACATATGTAGTCTATTGGGCCACGGGGGCACGTATTACAGGCAATGCGATTAATACGGTTGATGTTAATAATATTAATGCTATTAAGGCTAAAGGAATGACACCACAAGTATTTATGGCTTCTGGTGGTTACTATCCTATTATTCCTCAAAAAGGGGATATCTTGGTAGAAAATCCAAATAATGGTGGATATGGCCATGTTTTAATTGTAGAGTCAGCAACAGCTACTACAGTAACAGCTATTGAACAAAACTATGATGGATCAGCTCAAACAGCAAGTGCTAAAGGTGTAGAACGTCGAACACGTGCTTATCTGACACCGTATGCAATCTTACGTATTCCAGATGCAAGTACACCGTCTCCCAGCGGACAAGGTGCGGGAACTTATAAAGTTACTGCATCGGCACTTAATGTACGTGATTATCCATCAACCAAGAAGGGTAAAGTGGTTGCTGCTTACAGCTTTGGGCAAAGCGTAAATATCTCTGAAGTAATTACTAGCGAAGGCATGAAGTGGGGAACATATACATCCTACAGTGGTGCGAAACGATATATTAGCATGGATTATTTGAAGAAATAAAAAAGAATGTCTGGTCAATTGACCGGGCTTTTTTGATTTCTTTTAATTATCATGGTATAATGTGTATGAAAAATAAATTCTTTATCATTAACACTTAGCCCCTTCACGCTAGGTGTTTTTATATTTGTAATAATGTTTGTTTCATGTTATTATGTCTAGGTTAAGATTAATAAATTTTACCCTCAGCAATTGTGTTGAGGGTTTTTGTTTTGTCTAGATATTGAATAGTGATATAATATAATTATCAAAAGAAGAAGCTTGCTTCTAATTTTGTTTTTCTTAGTTCCCGGTCCTTTGACTGGGAGTTTTTTTGATACAATAAAGATATGTAAGATGTAGTTTCTCGGAATAAGGTACCAAGTGACTCTTTTGTTTTACTTTACTTCAATGGTATAGCATGTTAATATATAAGCATAAAATTTTTCACAAATTTTACTCCAAGACACCTCTGACTATTACATTCAGAGGTGTTTTTTGTTATAATATAAAAGACAATAAAAATAAATTTTTGATTTATTATTTTTTCTATTTATCACGCCTTGCCAGCGTGTTTTTTGTTAGATATTCACTTTTAAATATACTGTAGTTAACAGGTGTCTCCTTGGCACATAAGACAGATTCTTCGTGTATGAATTTCTTCGAGAGTTAGTTAAGTTTCTAACCGTTGGCATTTAATTCATAAGCGAAATTTTTTATGTCAATTTGACAAAAACAAATAAGCGTGATACTATGTACTAAGTAAGTTTAGTTAAAGTTATATATTTTAAATATGTCCTTTCACCATAATGATTTACAATCTAGTTGAAGGGAAATATATATACTATGACAAACGGAACAGTAAAATGGTTTAACGACTCTAAAGGTTTTGGCTTTATCACTGCAGAAGATGGGACAGATGTGTTTGCACACTTCTCAGAAATTCAAAGCAGTGGCTTCAAAAAACTTGAAGAAGGCGAAAAAGTAACTTTTGATATTGCGGAAGGCCAACGAGGCGCTCAAGCATCAAATATTTACCACGCATAATTAAAATCACTCTTAGGAGTGGTTTTTTTGTATCATTATGTTATTGGACATATTAGTGTTATAGTAAGAGTGTTCGTAGGCTACTTCTCTGTGACGAAGTTAGACCTCAAATACGAACTCTAGTTATGACGAGTAATTATAACTAGGCTATTCATCAGGAAGGCGCCTCTCACATATCGGGTGTCTTTTTTGTATGGTTCGCTATTGTCAATCTATTGTGTTATACTGACTCTGTCAGGCAGCTATACAATCCACTTACAAAAGAGTAAAGTTTCTAATCAATGTCGATGCCTGGCAGAACTTCTTATTGTGCGGTCGTGTATCTCAAGAAGTTTTTTTGATATAATGTAAGTGTATCAAGCTCGCATAAACCAATCTTATGCGCTTTATAAGAAGTAGAGTTTGATATAGCTCCCTTTTCAGGTTGGGGGAACTTTTTTGTTAAATAATGCAATTACTTGACATACTTTAATAAATAAAATATGATGGTACTTGAATAGGTCTCTATTCAATATTGTTAGTCCGTCAGTACAGTACTGAGGGACTTTTTATTAAGTATTCTCTTTACAAAAATAAAGTGTTGTGTAATTAATACATTCATTTAGGGAGGATATGATATGAAAAGAAATAAAGGTAGGGAGTGGCTAGGTGGACCAGCCCTTGTGATATTGGTTATTATGGCACCATTTGCAGTGATTTTATTCGTTCAAATTATTACAGCCATTTATTTGTACCTATAGTTGATAATTGAATATCCTATAATAAACGTCTGCTCTTAATGGTAAGTCCCTGCTTCGGTGGGGATTTTTTGTGCCAAATTTGTGCCAAAAGTTTTTTATTTGTATATTTTATGTATGATTTGAAAAGCAAGAAATATTAATATATAGGCGTTTTTCGGTTCTATATTTTGTATATATAATAGAAGAAAGTTTAAGATGAATAAATGAAAATAGCTCTAACCCTTGTGGTTGAGCTGTTTTTGTTTTCTATGCTCCAACTTAGTGTACATACTTTTTAAATTTTAGCATTCTAAACTTCCTTGATTATTATTTTTATTTTCAGGGAGACCATGCTAAAATTGATAATGTCCTAATTATATTCAAACCCTAGTATAATTTTGATTTTTCATAATAAATATCCAACCCATGGATATAACCTTGATGTCCCCCTTTCTCCATAGGGGGATTTTTGCTTTGTTCCTGCGCTTTTGACAGTTGCAACTCTCTTTGTTAACGCTTACTTTAGTGCTATAATATAGATAAGGTAAATACTGAATCCTTTATTTCAGTATACACCTTTATTTGATCGCTCCATATCTGTGCTTTGGTTCTTTGCCCGCAGATGTGGAGTTTTTCTATATAAGCAATGATTTGTAATTATAATGTTATAGAAGGTAATGAGAGGAGAACGAGATGGAATTTCTTAGTGAAAACAAGATTTAGAAAAATAAGAAGAACAAGTGCATAAAAACAAGGAAAAATATTATGAAAAAGAGAACAAATACCATTATGAGAAAAAGTCACACAATAATTTGTTCAAGATTAAAATAAATACCATTATTGGTAGTTTAAGAAAATTATTCCAACATATGGGTAAGAAAAAATTATTTCTATTAGCTGCCTCTCACATTAGAAAAAGAAGTTTTCGAGATGAATTCCTTAAACATCAATGATAATGAGCTATAAAAGTGTTTTAAGTCCAATATATAGTATAAAAAAATATGGAAATAAAAGAATGAAAACAAGTTCAATTTCTCCTTAATTTTTATTAAGAAAGTGGTTTAAAATCCCCTTATCTTAACTGAAACTAAAAATATTGAAAAAATTACTTAATTTAATTAGCAAAAATTTTTAATGTATTTAAATACAAAAAAAAGACATGGTTAATTTTTTTAAAATAAGAAGCGCATTAAATAGGGGTTTTTATTATACATTTTTTCCATTTTGTAGAATAAATTTTCTGAATATTTTGTTTACAAATGTTTTCGCTTTCTTTTTTTGTTCTGTTTATTTTAAGTTATGTTTAAGGTAAAGGTCATATAATGAGTCCTTCATGAAGGAAATGAATTTGACTTTGAAAATTTATTTTCTTCTGAGTGAACTTATACATTTTAAACCGTGAGCTTTCAAAGATATGTAATTTCGCAAGCAGCAGAGATTTGAAGGCTCCTTATAACAAACGTCCATAGCGTGCAATGACGTTAAACTGCTGACGGTAATCCTACACAAGCGTTCAAGACTTTATGATGTGTATGGGAAGTAACCATGATGATAGAGTATATACGGGGGTTCGTAATTGAGCTTTAACTCTATGGAATATTCTTAGTGGCGAAATTGAAAGGTCTAAATGAAATTCAGTAAAGTTGCTATTTCAACTGGTGTTATTGCTTCATTCATGTTTATCGGTACTGGTATGGCCCACGCGGACACACCGAAACAAACTACACATGATGTTGCAATTGAAGTTATTAACGGTAACTACGGTACAGGTCAAGATCGTGTCACAATGTTGACAAACAAAGGTTTTGACTTTGAAGACGTACAAACAGAAGTTAACAACATTTTGTTAGGAAAAGCTTCAGCAACTCCTACAACTGCCAAAAAAGTTGAAACACAACCTGCTAAATCTAAAGTAGCACAAACTGTATCAGGACTTGACTTAGGTCAAACTTCTGGTCAAGTAAATATTGAAGCCCTTGCCAACTACATGGTTTCTAATACTGCCAACGCAGCAGGATATTCTGCAAGCGAATGGGCATATATTATTGAACATGAGTCTAATGGACGTGCAGATGTTGCAAATGCAAGTTCAGGTGCATACGGTGCGTTCCAATTGTTAGGTCACGGTGAATACGCTGGCATGACTCTTGCTGAACAAATCGAAATGGCAAGTAAACTCCCTGCAGGAAGCTGGGTTGTTTATAACTAATAGGAAGTGAATTACAATTCGTTTCCTGGAGTGCTTAACTAAGATTAAACATCCAAGGCTATCACAAACAGTGAAGGCCTTTTTGTTTTGCCTTTAACCTTTTTAAAAATCAAAAAATCAAAAAATCAAAAAAACTCTTAAAAAATTTAAAATTATATGTTATAATAAAAGAGTAGATTTAGTAAAACGTACTAAATTCATAACAATTAAAGAGACAATATAGGTTGGGCGCAAGCTTCAAGAGATTTCCTCCGAGGGTAAGGAGGAGATTTTTTGATAGCTTGTGCCCTTTTTGTTTACATTCTTTTTTTTCGATTGCTACGCTCTTGGAAAAAAATGAAGTGTAGACCTAACTGTCGAAAATACAAGGAGGAAGCTT